GGTCGCCTGAGTTGACTGGCACAGTTCGACCGTCGCCGGAACCGCCGACCCAGTGACCCCATCGAAGCTGACGCCGAACTCGATAATCGAGAACGGCTGGTTCGCGCCGGCGATCAGATTCAACACCGTCTTCGCCCCAGCCGTTGCAGCGAAGACGGTGTTCCTTGCGATGTAGACGATCATGCCGCGACCGGCGTCACCTGCACCGTGAGGCTGCCGGTGGGGATCGTGAAGTTGTCGCCGATCGCGACCGTCCTCGGCGTCGCCAAATCATCCGAGCCGAGAAAGTTGCCGGCCGAGCTCGCGTCCCAGAAACTGACGTGCGAGTAGGTTTCGGCGTTCGGGACGGACGTCCAGTTCAGATCCGTCGTCGTCGTGATCGACCCAGCCGACGCCGTCGTCCCGAACGTCGCCTGCACCCTAGTCGTGTTCGCGGCCGGCGACGTGGCGCCGGCGGCGCCGGGGTCGCCGAGGTGCAGTTTGACCCAGAACGCTGTCGGTGCGGTGTAGTTCGTCGCGCGGCACAGCGCGTTCAGCCAGCCGTTGAGTACCGCTGCTGAGAGTCCGATAGCCATCGCTACGCCTCGGCCTCGTTAGCGTCGATCGTGGCGCGGATCTCGTCCTTGCTCATCGCTGCGTTCGCGGGGCTCCAGCCGCGGGACTGGGCGTACTCGAGCAGCTGCGCCTTCGTCATCTCGTCCAACGTCGGATCCTCTTCGTCGGAGCCGGGCTCGACCGGGGCGACCTCCTCGTCTGTCGGCGGCGACCCGCCGGTGCCTTCCTCCCACGGCGCCGACTGGTCTTCCCGGACGACCTGCTGGTTCGGCGCGTCCCACAGTTCGGTGGTGCTCACGGGGTCTTCACGATCTTCTGCAAACCGGTCGCGAGCAGCACGATCTGGGTGAAGTAGCCGGCGTACGCGACCTGGGTGCCGAGCACCGACGGCTCGATCACCTGCAACGCGCCGATCCGGTCCTCGTAACATTCGGCGGCGGCTGTGGAGATCATCAGCATCGACCCGGCCGCGAACCCGGCCGACACGACCACCGAAATGCCGGACACGGCGCCCAACACGCCCTGCCCGTACTCGCTGGCGTAGAACCCTTCCGACTGGGCGGTGCGCGGGTTGATCGGCGCGAACAGCGGCCCGATCAGGCCGAGCATGTCCGGCGACACCGCCAGAACCAGGGTGCCGACGCCCTGCGTGGCGGTGTACACCTTGCCGGCGGCAGCCCAGACGGCTCCGGCGATCTGCTGCGCGGTCGCGGCGCCGGTCGGGATCGTCGTCGACGCGTCCGCGGCGGTGCCGCCGGTGAACAACGCGACAGCGGCGGCCGCCTCGGTCGCGATCGCGTACTGCGCAGCGAGGTCGCCGATAACGATGTCCATGATCGCCGGCTGCGACCAGTCCATGTCCTGACGGCTGACGTTGACGTAGCCGCCGTAGGTGGTCGGCGTCACCGGCGTCTTCGTGATCGTCATCTTCCTGGACGCGAGCTCGGTTTTCTCTCCGCCCTGCGCCGTGATCTGGGTGTGTTGCGTCACGACCGGCCTCGACCACGACCCGCCGGGCAGCTGCCTGACGCCGAGCGCGTTCACGACCGGCCGTTGCGCATCAATGAAGTTGACGATCGGGCCGAGGATCGGCGTCGGAATCAAGCCCGGGTTGTCGCTCGTGGTCTGGTGTGACGCCGCCCGCTGGTACATGTCGAGCCGCTGCCTGGCGAGGTCGTCACCTGACCGGGCCCGCCAGTACTCCAGCACGTACTCGCCGGCTGACCGGTACTCGACCTCTTTCGGCGCCTGCGGACTGTCCTGCAGGATCCGGGCCAGCTCGCCGAGCCGCTGCCTGTTATCGAGGTCGCTTCTGCGTGTCGCTTCGAGCGGCGCCATGTTCTTGTTGATGACGGCGATCCGCTCCTGCGCACGGGTGACGAGCTCGAGCTGCTCCTCGCTCAGATCCTGCCCTGACGGCACCGCCTCAACGATCCCGTCGATCAGCGTCTGCCGCTCCTCGATCTCGGCGATGTACGTCGCCAACATCTGGTCTGTTGCCCTCACGGGGTCCTCCTTGCGGGGTTGCGCGAACGATTGACCGAACAGAGGCCTCTATCGCTCGAGCGTCTTCCCCGTCTACAGCCGCCCCGCCCTGCGGTTTGGTCAATAGCGGCTGGAGGACGACGTCGTGCTAACTCAAAACTTACCGGACAGCCAGCGGCTGTTCAAGGCCGCCTCACGTTCCAGCAACGCGGCGAGCCTCAACCTGTCCAGGTTCGGCGTCGAAACGCCTCCCTGCGGCTCCTGCGGCGTCACAGGAGCGGTTCTGACGGCGAGCACCTTCGCGTCGGTGTAGGCGGGGTCGGGTGTCATCGCGATATGGTCGAGAAACAGGTGGTTGAGACGACGCCGCGTCGTTGTCTCCCACACCTCCGCGTCCTGTTTCGCCTTCCCTGTCTGTTTGTCCATCAGCAGCGTGAACCCGGCCGACGCGCCCAGACTCTCCTCGGAGGCGAGCTCGAGGGTGGCGTCGCCCATCGGGTGGCTCTTGAAAATCTTCACTTCGGCGACGAGGCCTTCGTGTCGTGACGGGTGCAACGCGACGGCGCGGCCGACCGTCGATGCTGTTTCGCGGCGGTGGTCGAGGTTCAGTTTGATCTGGCTGGTGCGTTCTTCGACGCCCTGGAACGCGGTGCGCGACACGATCTCCTCGAACGTCCTGCCGCGGTCGTTGATCACGGTCGGTGACTCGTACGGCATCACGATCAGCTCGATCATCCGTTTCGGCCAGTTCACGTCGCCGATCAGCGCGGACCGGTATTCGATCTCGCTCATCCTGACAGCACCCCCGGTGTCGAGTTGTTCAGCCGTTCCGCGTCGCGGATCTCGTCGACCGTGATCGCCGACTTGCCTGTCTGCGGATCAACGATGCTCGCGAGGATCTGGTAGGCCTGCGCCCGTTCCAGCGGGTCGCCCTGCACGTAGCTGTCGCTGTTGATCTCGACGGTCGTGCCCCTTGGCAGCGCCCAGTTCGACAGGGCGCCCATCACCGCCCGGGCTTTCGGCAGGAGGCCGGACCGCCAGTGCTGGTCGTACAGCATCGCCACGTTGCGGTAGGTCATCGGGTCGCCGCCGGTCGGGAGGCCTACCATGATCGGCGGGATCCCCAACAGCTCCGCGATCCGGCTCTGGTTGAACCTGAGCAGGTCGAGCAGCGCCATGTCGGACGGGTTCAGCTGCGTCGGCGTCCACGTGATCCCGCCCGACAGGACAGCCGGCTCGCCGATCGTCGACGCCCTCGCGGCGACCCACTGCTGCTGCAAAAGCTGCGCCTGCTCCGGACTCACGTTCGGCGCCGTCAAAATGCCGGTCGGCACACCGGTCGTCGCGAGTTTGGTGCCGTACTGCGTCAACACCTGGTCGGCGATGATCCGCATGTTGCCCGCCTCGAGCGGCCCGAACCCGTGCGCGAACCCGGTCGACGACTGATACCGGATGTGGAGCATGTCGTCGGTCACGTCCATGCCGCCGATGTCGTAGTACCTGATGCCGCCGCGCAGCTCGACGTTCACGAACCACGGCGGCACCACGTAAAACCGTTGCGGATACCCGGTCGAGTAACGCAGCGTCGCCAGCACGAACGCCTCGCCCATCTGGTACTGCCAGAACAGGTCTTTCGCGAACTCGTACCACGACGCGTAATGGTCCGGCGACGGGTTCGTCAGCCAGTCCGAGCTCAACGACGGCGCCGCGTCAACCAGGTAGGGCGGCATCGCCGCCAGCTCGGACGCGTTCCTGTCGAGACACATCCACGCCGTATCTGTCAAAGCCTGGAAGCCGGGTGAGCCCCACATGGGTGTCGCCCACCCGTCCGGCCACCCCGACCACGCCGACGGCACCACCGCCGGCGGGAACCACGGGACGTCGTCGCCGGTCAACGTGACGCCGGACGGGTCGCCCGGCGTCACCGCCGGCGGCCCCACCGTCGCCGGGGGCACCGTGGCGGGGTCGTTCGCGTTCGGCTGCTCAGGTGTGCCGTTCGGCCGGATCGCCCTCGTCCAGAACGCCATCAGTAGATCACCGGCTCAGGGACGCGGGCGTGGGCCGCCCCCACAGCCCACGCCAACGCCTTCACGAGATACCACGGGCCGGCAGGAACCAACGACAAGCCGGTTGACAGCTCCTTCACCTGGGCTGTTCCGACGGCCTGGTCGAGCTCCGCGTTGACGTCGTGGGTGATCCTGCCGGCGGCCGCCAGATCGCGGAAGACGGGCAGCCCTACCCGCATCTCCGCACCGCCGGCAGGCTCAGGCAACGGGAACATCGTCTCAGGGACCCGGTCGAGGAGCGAGGCGCCTACGAGGAGCGCACGGATCTCACGGTCGGCGCCGAGCAGCTCCACGTCGGCGATGGCCGTGTCCCAGTCCGAGCAGAGCCAGCCGTCGACCTCGATGCGGCCGTCATCGAGCTCCGCCGCGGCCGCGACGGCGGCGCCGTTGCCGAAATTGTCCTCGACCGCGACGAACAACGGACCGCCGCCGCGGACACCCGGCTCGGCCAGCCACACCCACAACCCGGCCGGCAGCAGCGGCTCGCCCACCCCCGTCGGCACGATCCGGTCGGGCCACTGATTGAGCCATTGCGCGCGGAACGCTTCGACGGGGTCGGCCTCATCCTCGTACACGTCGCCCTCACCCGACCGGGCCGCCTCGAGCTTCCGGCCGATCAGCCGTTCCCGCTTCACCGTCCAGTGCGGCGACGCGGCCCGCCAGCCCGCCACATCGTCCAGCTCGGCCGTCTTCGGCGTCGACCATTCGATCAACAGATCGCCGGCGCCCGTCTCAAGCTGGTCCAACGCCGCCTTGCGTTTCGCGAGCATCAACGCGGTCGCCTGCCGGTGCGCCGTCGAAATCAGCCACAGCTGCGACTGCTCCCGCTCGACCATCGTCGGCTCGAGGCCCTCGTCGATGATCTCCGGCATCACCTTCCACGCCTCATCGACCGCGCCGACCGACACGCTGTAGCCGTACACCGACGACTTCGCCCGGAGCAGCCACCTGGACTGCGCCTCCACGAACTCGATCTGCATCTGGCCGGCGCCGCGACTCACCTTGTACTCCGGCCGGTTATCCGCCCAGATCAACGCCGGCCGCATCACCTCCTTGCAGACCATCAGATCCTTGCCGGTGTGCAACACGTCCTGCGCTTCGCCGAACAGCTCGGTTTGGTGCATCCGCCACAACAACAGCTCCCGGAGCAGCCACGACTTCCCGAGCTGCCGCGCCATCGTCAAAAGCAGCGTCTCCCACACCAGCCGGCCATCGACGTCGGTCTCGAGCAGCCTGGTCGCGACAAGCCGCTGCCACCATCTGAGCGGCTGCCCCTCCCGCTGCTCGGCCGCCCGGATGAAGTCCGCACCCAGCGACCCGACCGCCGCAGGGTGCGGAACCGTCATAAACCTTGGCCACACCGCATCCGCCGGCACATCCAGGAGGTCCTCGAGCCACGACACCCGCCAGCGGCGATCGTCCGCGGCAACACCGACACGCTCCGGCTCCGGCTCCGGCGGCGGCTGCGCCTGCCACTTCCGATGGCTCAGAACAGCCCGGTTGCACCGCGCATGCTCCGGCCCTGAGTAGCGGCTGCGGTCACCGTCGACGTGGCCGAGATCCCAAGGCTCCCCCGGCAGGATCGGCTCGCCGCACCGAGCGCAGTTCACGCCGCCGGCGAGCACGAACGGCTCGAGGCCTCGCCTGGTCGCCTGATGCCGGGCCCCGTAGCCGCGGATCCCCGTCGCCGGCTTCGTCTGCGCCGGCATCAGCCAGACTCGCCGAGGGTGTGTGCGTCTCGGATGGCGGGGGTCACCGGGCTGCCGTCACCAAAAAACAGGCCCCCCATTTTCAGCCCCAGCCGTGGAACAGCGCGATCACGGTCACGACGGCGATGACGACGAGCGCGAGACCGGGCAGCGTGATGACAGGGCCGCCGTTCACGAGTTGCTTACTCGTCTTCGTCGCCGTCGGGCGCCGGGTCGGGCTGCGGCTCGGTCGGCTCCGGTGTTTCGAAAGGCTGCATGCGGTCGCCTCCTGTCGGTTGCCCGCGAAGGCGAAGGTGACTGCCCGGCCGCGACGTGAGTATAAGGCGGCTGGAGATACGACGGCCACCCTGCGACAGGTGGCCGTCGCTGCGGCGTTTCGCAGTCACCCGTGCTTAGCGCGGGTGCTGGACCCGCGACGATACGTGCTGGGGTGGATGTCTTCCCAGAGGTGCGGGCCGGCGTGGCCTTGTTCGTGGACGCAGCGGGGCCATGGCTTCGGTGGCGTCGCAGCGACCGTCGAGATCGCCCTCGTCGAGCGGCCGGTCGTCCTCGACCGCGAGCTCGTCGACGACGATGTGCGCGCACGGCTGCCCGCCGAAGTGCTTCTCGGCTCGGACGTCGACGATCTGCGCGTCGTCGCGGAACACGATCCCGGTCAGCGCGTCGCCGATCGCGCGGAGCAGCTTGTCGACGTCGGGCCGCTTGCGAACGTACAGCGGCGCCGACGCCTTCAGCCGGCCCTCGTTCCGGCCGGTGCCGAAGTGGCTCGCCGGCCTGGCGAACACGAACGTCGCGCGGAGCCGCAGCGGGCCGGTGCGGAGCTGCCGGCCGTTCATGGCGGCGGTCGCCCTGGCGGCGACCGTGTGCCGCCACGGTTCGGTCATCGGGTTGTCCTCGATCATCCGCGGCCGGCGGCCCTTCTGCTGGATCACGGTCTTCGAGCCCTGCGGCTGCGGCTCGCCGAGGACGGTGAACTCGACGCGGGTCATCAGAAGCCGTAGTCGTCGTCGGAGGCTTCGTCCCCCTTGTCGTCGTGGGAGGTCGTAGATGGGGCCCTTACAGGGCCCCACCTACCTCCCACGACGTCCCCCATGCCGCCGTTCTCGTCGTCCGCAGGTGGTACCTCCCACGAGTCGCCAGTATCCATGCTGGTTTGCGCCTCGCTCGGGGCCTGTGGGAGGTCGTGGGAGGTCGGGGGGTCGCTCTCACGGCGCAGGCGGACGCGGAACTTCGTCGGGCCCGGTGATTCGTTGACCAGTTCGCCGCGTGCGACGGCCTCGCGGACGACCGTCGCGATGCGCTTCGGGTCGCCCTTGACGTCCTTCTTGAGCTCCGTCAGCCACGCGAAGCGCCCCCGGCTGAGATGGTCGGTGACGCGCTCGAGCAGCGTCTCGTCGCTGACGAGCTCGCGCGTCTCGATCGAGACGCGCTTGTAGCCCATCGTGTCTGGCTCCCACTCGAGGAGCATCGGGACACCGAGCTCCGCGGGGTCGGCCGGCCGGGCCTTCTCGATCGTGACCTTGGTCGCGGCGTTCTTGCCGTCCTTCTCGAGCCGGATCACGGTGTCGGCGTGCCGGGCCCAGTCGCCCGACACCATTCCGAGTTTGTTCGAGTGGTGGGCGGTGAGGACGCCGAGGTCGTCCCAGAGCCCGAAGGCGCGTAGCCGGTGCTTGAACTCCTCGGTCTCCTGAGGCGAGCCGGCGCCGCTCGTGCCGAGCGTGTGGAGCGGGTCGAGCGCGGCGTAGTCGGCGCCGAAGTCGAGCGCGTAGTCACGGAGGTGCGCGGCCATGCGCTCGTTGGCGAACGTGAACGCGCCCCACGGGCTCGCGTAGATGGCGAGGTTGTCGAGGATCGCGGCGCGGTCGCCGTCCCAGAGCTCGAGCTTCTGCGCGAGCTTGTCCTGGAGTCCGCCGGGGATGCCTTCGTTGACGACGGCGATAATCCGCAGCGACCGGGCGACGGGGTAGTGCTGCCAGCCTGCGCCGGCGCAGGCGTGGTAGAGCAGGTCGATCAGGATCGAGGTCTTGCCGGCGCCCTCGCGTCCCCACGGCATGACCCATCCGTAGCGGGGCAGAAGGTTCGTGCCGCCTCGGGTGACGCCGACCAGCGACTCGGCTGGTGGCAGGTCGCGTTCGAGGAACGCGCGCAACGGCTCGATCACGATCACCGGGACGACCTCGCCGCCGGCGAGCTCCTGGTCGCCCTGCTTCTTCATCGCCCCATCGACCTGCGTCTCGACGAGGCGGCGCTCGACGGGCGGGTCGCAGCGGCGCTCGTTGAACTCGTGGCAGGCCTGCGCGATCGCGTTGCGCGGAAGACCCCAGCGGCGGAGCATGCAGGCGTAGCGGAAGATCAGGTCGCGCCGGTTGCCCGCCTTGATCTTCGCCTCGGGGTCGATCGTGATCCGGTCGCGCTGCTCACGGTCTTCGTGGCGGGCTCGCTCGGAGAGGTCGCGGTAGACGTGCTCGGGCATCTCGACGACGTCGACGTCGTCCGGGCCGAGGCCGGGGAGGAAGCTGTATTGCTCGCCGCTCGGGTGGATCGATGGCGGCGCGAGGAAGTAGCGGCCGCTGTCGGCGGTGAGCTTGCCTGACTCGAACCGGAACGCGACATAGGGGAGCGCTTCGAGCTCGGGCGGCGGCCGGAAGTAGAAGTGCCGCTTGTATGGGGCCGAGCTGCGGACGGTGAGCGTGGTCGGCAGGTCGAGGGCCTCAACGAGGAGGAGGTCGTCTTCGCTGTCGCACTCGATCACGACCAGGTTCGACGGGCGCAGCACGATCGCGACGTTGTGCGTCGCGCCTCGGGTGGTGATCAGCCCGGCGGCGAAGTCGCCGTCGGGCAGCGGCTTCGTCTTGTCCCATCCGGCCGTCGTGACTCGCTTCGCGACGTCGCCCTCGATCCCCGCTGTGAACGCTACGGCGAAGTGCTCGTCGCCGTAGAAGCGGCCGTAGACCTCGAGGAGCTCGCCGCGGGTCACGCGGCATGCCGCCGCACGGCCGCGATCGCCGCGTTGACGTCCTTGTGGATGAGGCGCAGCCGGGCCGCCCAGTCGTGGAAGAACTGCCAGTCGGCGGCGAGCTGGCGGTCCGCGAGTCGGCAGCCGCCCTGCGGGTGACCCTCGAGTGTCGGGTCGGGGTGCCGGGCGAGCCAGGCTTCGGCGAGCGCCGCGAACGTGGTTGGCGGGACGTGATCAACATGAGCCGAGTCCCGGTCGAGCGCGACGCCCGAGATCGCGCACCGGCTGCCGGGCGTCAGCCAGGCGGTCTTGCGCCTGACGATCTGCTCGGTGATCTCGACTCGCAGTGCCGCCCGGATCTCGGCGCGGGCCGCGGCGGGCGTGCCCGGCGCGAGCGCCTTGCGATAGGAGAGATCGACCTCGCTGCCGTCGATGCGGACGATGCGCAGCTCGTGGCCGTTGCCGCGACCGTTCTTGCGGACCACCCAGTGGTCGACGCCAGGGCCGATCTTCGCGTCTCGGCTTGGGTGCCGCTCGAGCAGCATCATCGCGAGATCGAGGTCGGCGCCGGCGAGGACGGTCCCGACCGGCAGCGCGAGGATCGCCTTCGCGCGCCGCTCGAGCTCGGCCTTCGTCACCAGCCTGTCCTCAGAAGCCTTCGGGGAACTCGTTGTAGGGCACCGGCGCCGCCGGCTCGGGTTCGGCCGGCGCCGGTTCGCCGTCGGGCGGTTCGTCGACGGGTGCCGCGTCGAGTGTTTCGCGGAGCTCGTCGAGGAAGGCGCGCTCGCCGGCGGCCTTCGCGGCCTTGTCGGCCTCGAGCTGTTCGATCAGCTTCGAGGCCTCGCCGATCGTGAGCTCGTTCGACGAGGTGATCTCGCGGCCGACGACGCGGGAGCAGTAGGCGAGCCGCTCGTCGCGGCCGCTGTCGCCGGCGGTCATGCCGAGGTCGCGCATGGTGGCGAAGATCCGCCGCTTGTGGGCGTCGGTCGCGAGCGGTTCGGGCGGGACGTCGGGTTCGGGTTGTGGATCGGGCGGCGGTGTAGGTTCGACCGGCGCGGCGCCCGCCGGCGATCGGGGGGTCGTTTCGGCGGGCGCCTGCGCCGTCGGCCGGCGCCTTCGCGCCGACGTCTTCGACTCGGCCGGCGGCGCGTCGGCGGGCGGCAGCGCCTCGCCGACCGGGGCGCCGTTGTAGATGAACTCGTCGAGCTCCTCGGCGGCGACAAGGCCCATGACGACGTCGGCGAACATCTGCCGGGCCAGGGCGGCGGTCGCGCGGGCGACGAGCATCTCGCGCGGGTAGCGCTGATAGTTCGGCTGGCCGCCGATCCCGGCCCTTTTCGCGTCGTCCATCGTCCAGGTGACGCGACCGACGCGCTCGCTGCCATGGCGGCGGCCGGCGGCGATCGCCCTGGTCGTCGTCGAGTCCTCGAGCCAGAGCTCGTGCCCCTTCGAGATCACCAGGCCGCGCAAGGCTTCGGCCTTGAATGTCGGGGTGCCTTTGATCATCGCGACGGAGCGCAGGGCGGCCATCGGGTCGAGGCCGACCTCTTTGCCGGTGAGGATCACGGCGGCGACCTCGTCGGGCTTGCCGCGCAAGGGTTCGGGGACGAGGGCGGTGTTCGCGACGTAGTTGGCGTATTCGGCGTAGGCGCGTAGGCGGGCGATGTCGCCGACGGGGCCTTGCTCGAGCTCTTCGCCTGGTCGGCTCGCCGGGAGCGGCGCGGGCGGCTCGTACTGCTGCATGGTCATGCGACCTCCTTCTCTTCGAGCGCGGGCGGGCGGAGCGCGTCGCCGATCCACGACTCTCGCGCCGAGTTGACAAACGCGGCGACCTGCTGCACGGCGCCGAACACCTCGAACGCGTCCGGCCCGGCGTCGAACGGGTACAGCAGCGCCTCGTCGGCCTTCACGTGCACGATCCCGGTCCGGTCGACCCTGGGCATCGGGTGCTCGACCGCGCGGCCCTCGTCGTCGACGTCGCCGTCGAGGACGTAGAAGTCGGCGTAGCGGTAGGCGGCGAGCTGCAGCGCCGACTCCACGAACGGGCCCTTGGCGTGTGTTTTCCAGTCAAGCAGCCAGAGGTTGCCGTCGGCGAGCCGGGCGAACGTGTCGGGCCGGCCGGCGTAGCCGAACGTGCGTGAGAAGATCGGCGCCTCGACGACGAGCTCCTCGAGCCGCCACTCCTCGACGAACCGGATTGCGGCGTCGACGTGCCCCTCGAGGCCGGCCGGCGGGACGACGGGCTCGCCGGCGAGGTACCGCTCGATCTGCTTGTGGACTTCGGTGCCGCGCTCGCTCGCCTCGCGCAGGTGATCCCAGCGGGCGCCCTCCATCCTCGAGATGCGCTCCGACGGCGGCAGCCCGGAGAGCTCGTCCCAGTGGTCGATCGCGTACTTCCACGTCTGCTCGGCGGCCCACTTGATGAGCTGTGGCTTGGGGACGCCGTTGCCGGTGACGGTGGTGACGCCGTCGACCTTCTCGCCGTCGAGCAGGTAGCTGTGGCCGCGGCCGCGGCTGATGATCCGGGTGTCGGGCTTCGCCTTCGCCATCACCGGGTCGCGCATCCGTTCGCGATCGCTCCCCAGTAGCCGTCATGGACACGGCGGCCGTAATCAGCCACGCGAATCTGCACCAGCCGTGGCGCTTCGTACGCGTGCGGGTATCGGGCCAGCAGGCCGAGCTCACGCGCCCACGCCTGCCATGTCGCCCAGTAGAACCCCGGGCCGCCCTCATAGACCGGGCCTTCACCAGGCCTGCGTTCGGCGCCCCAGTCCCACCGGCCACCCGTCTCACAGTTCGCGACGGCCGTCCAGAATCTGACCGTTCCCGGCGGCAGCTTCCCGCGGGCGGTCTCGGCTGCGACGGCGAGCACGACCACGAGGAACAGCACGACCGCGACCAACGTCGCGCGGATCTGGCTGATCATTCGATCCGCATCCGCAGCCGCCTCATAGCCCTGTCGAGCTCGTCCCGCCGTTCCGCCCGCTCATCAAGCCGCCGCCGGCGACGGCGTCTGTCACGGACATGCCAACGTGCCCAGACGACGGTGAACGCGGTCAGGGTGGCGGCGCCGGCGACCAGCAGGCCGAGAATGACGGCGGTCATGTGTCGCTCCCGGCCGCGAGGGCAGCACGAGCGTCGAGAATCGCCCGGGCCTCCGCGCGCCATTCCTCCGGCAACCCGCGGCCGTATGTGCGATGTGTCTCGGCGATGAACTCCTGAGCCGCGTCTAGCGCTTCCCGCGCTCGTGCCAGGTCGGCCTCAGCCTGTTCCAGCAGCACCCGGTCGCTGACCCGTCCGGCCGTGACGGGGCCGCGTACCGCCCGCAGTTCGGCTTGGGCCTGTTTGAGCGCGGAAGCGAGCGCGTCGCCCACTCTACGAACTTCCGGCTCTAGGAATAGTTCGTTCCACCGCGCGATCAGCTTGTCGGTGTCGGCGCTCACGCGACAGCCTCTTCTGCGGCGCCGTCGTACCACTCGTCCTCGACGTCGTCGGCGAGCTCCTGTGCGCGTCGGGTCAGCTGGTCGAGGTTGATTCCGGTGGCGATGGCGAGCGCGATCACGTCGGGGTCGATGTGCTGGACGGCGTCGGCTTCGATGCCTGCCCAGGTGGCGCGGTGGACGAGCAGCCGGTCGACCAGATCGCCGGTCACGGCTTGTCCTTGACGCATTTCGGACACGTCGCAGACCAAACGATGGGCAAGTCGCAGAGGTCGCACTCGTACTGCGCGTACCGTTCGCCGGCGATAGCCAGCGTCCGGACCGCGTCGTCAGAACGCACGGGTTCGCCCGTTACCGTGCGCGGCCGGGCAGACTGCCTGCGGATCAGCCCAGTAGGCGGTAGACGCCTTTGATTGCCCGGCACACCCGGAAAGCCCGTAGCAGAGCCAGTTTGTGAGGTGTGCACCAGTGGGCATTTTTATTTAGACGTTCTCTATCTTGAAATCGGAGAGCTTGTCCGCGACCGTGTCGAAGTCGAGGTGGCCGTAGATGTCAGCGGTCGTCCGGATCGACGCGTGCCCCATCAGCAGCTGCCGCTCCTCGAGCGTCAGCCCGGCCAGCCGCATCAGCTCGTGGTAGGTGTGCCGGGTCGTGTGCGGCGAGAGGTACGGCACCCCGGCGGCCTCGATGCAGCGGGTGTACCAGCTGTGGAACGTGGTGTCCCCGACCGGCCATCTCCTGACGACCACGGTGCCGCCGCCAGGCCTTGACCCCCACAGGAAATCGCCGGGGTTCAGGCCCTCGGTGATCGTCAGATCGATCACGGCCTGTGTCGCCGCCGGCGTCAGAACCACGTCGCGGTCCTTGCCGCCTTTGCCCGCGTACACGCGAAGGCGGCGCCGGCCGACGTCGATGTGCTCTCGCTGTAGGCGCCGCGCCTCGGCCTTCCTGATGCCGGAGCCGAACAGGATCGCGAACAGCTTCCCGTCCGGAGTAGGAAGCGCCTCGAGCTTGATGACCTCGCTGAGGCTGAAGATGTCGCGGGTGTGCCTGGGCGGATGCTTGACCTTTGGAACCCGGAACATCGGGCTGGTCTCGACGCGGCCGTCGAGCAGCGCCCATTCGAAGAACTTGTTGTAGATCGAGCGGCTGATATGCCGCGACCGCGGCGTCACTTCACGAAGCACCGTGTTGATCTCCGTCGACGTGAATTCGTCGACGGAGAGATCGGGGTATGCGCGAAGCACTCGGGCGAGCTCGCGGTGGTACGCGTAGAGGGTGCGGGCGGACTTACCCTCGAGGTCGAGGAAGATCAGCCACGACTCGAGGTCCCCTGCGGCCCGCGCCTGCATGTGGCGTAGGTCACGCAAGAGAAACGCCAGCCCCGGGACGTCGTAGTTGTGCGGCCGTCTCAACGGGCCGCCCGTAAGATGGTGGTTGCATGGGAGCTAGACCTCCTGTGCCGTGCCCGGGCCATTGCGGTGGCGCCGGGCTCTTGATTGTCGGCACGGAGCATACGCTCCTTGCGGCTAATTTCGTGCAGCGCATCCGGCGTTTCGTGCGTGGATGCGTCAAAGTTTGTAGGTGCCGGACACCCGGGTTCCCTTCCAAGGACTGACCGGGTGTCCGGCGTGCGGTTAGGGGAAGGCTTCGGCTGCCGCCCGCCCAGATCCCTTTCCCAGGTTGGTTCTTCCGTCACGACCTATACGCCCCCCGTGCCGCCTCAAAGGTGCGGCTTGGGTCATGTCGGAAGGGAACCGCCCACGGTTCTAAACGACGTCGTTATGGACCGCAAGACCACCCGTCTCATGAAGGCTGCTATTTGCACAAAAACCGTGACGGTTGTCGCGCGGGTGCTTGAACCGCCCAGCCGTATCGTGCATGGTCTGGCATGATTCATGGTGTGGTGCGGCGATACCTTGCACGGACATGGCAGCTGGGCGTCCGCGCGGACAACCGTTGAGCGAGTACGAGTTGAAGTATCTGCAGCTGCTCGCGCAGACACAGAAGACCGCGCAGCAGATGGCCCGGGAACGGCAGGAGCTGCTCGAGGACGCGATCCTGGAGCTGCGCGACGCCGGCGCTTCCGTCAGCGTCGTCGCGGACGCGTTAGGCGTCGGCACCTCAACGGTGCAGAACTGGACGAACAACGCCCGACGGCGCCGAAGCGCCGATGAATGACCCGTTCGTTGCAGGAGCGAAAGCGGCGCTCGAAGGCTTCCGGGCTGAGCTGCTGAAAGACCGCGGCCGAATCGAAAACGAGGAAGAGCCAGTGTTCGACGTCATCGTGGATCTGCTCGACCGGACGATCGCAGCCCTGGACTCATTCGCGCCGGGAGGGTGAAGCCGGCCGGCGCCGGGAACCTGGACAGGCACCGGCAGCCGGCCAACACGGGACGGTAGCCCACCACGGAACCCCCCAAACGGGGGAACCAGCCCGGCCTGACGGCGGAGTATCGTGGCTGCTGGCCGCCCGATATCGGGTGAACCTGGACACGAAAGGAATTTCGCTTTGAGAAGGTCACTGATCTACACGCTGCTTGGCGTGCTCGTATTCCTCATGGCGGCGACGACCGCCGCAGCGGAAACCCGCTCCGCCGACATCTACGACTCATACTCCTGCACCCTGCAGGGAATGACGGGGATCACGGTCATCGTCGAGGGCACGTCGTACTCGGGGCTCCGCAACGCCTGTCTGGGCTTCAAGGACGCCTTTCAACAGCGGCAGCTGCGCTGGGGATTGCACGCGCCAAGCTATTCCAGCAGCGAACTTCCGCAGGCGACGTGGATAGCGCCGACGGCAAAACTGAAGTTGACGATCCTGAGCGTGGACGTTCCCGCGAAGGCCGACCTCATCCGGGCGATCGGTTCGGTGCTCAAGCCGAGCATCTGGCATCGCGTCCCGACGAGCTATTACCCGTAGTCCTGCTGGAACCTGGACACGAAGGAGAAATGTCTGATGTTGCGCGTCTTCGGTGCGGCG